CATACAGACCGGGCACGGTGGTCTGCATCCGCGCATCCACAGCGATGCGGTTCCCGTCCACCTCTGCGCCGATCTTCCGGGCCAGTGCCGTGCTGCCCGCCACGCCCAGCGCCACAAATACACCGCTGACAGGCAGCTGCACACCGCCGGACAGCTGCACGCCGGTGACGACGGTTTCGCCCAGAACAGCCTCCACGGCCTGCGGATAGACTGTGACCTCCGGCGGAAAGTCCGCCGTCAGCGGTGCGCCATTGGTCAGCAGGGTGACGCTGTGCACCACCGGCAGCAGAGCCTGCACCTCGTGCAGGGCGTACTCGCCGCTGCCCAGCACCGCCACGTCTCTGCCACGGTAGAAAAAGGCGTCGCAGGCGGCGCAATAGCTCACACCGTGCCCTTCCAGTCCGGCAAGGCCCGGGATGCGCGGCACCGCCCGGGATGCGCCCGTGGCCAGAATGACCGCGTCCGCAGGGTAGTCTTTGCCCACGGTTTCTACCGTGAGCCGGTCGGTGTAGGTCAGGCCCACCGCTTCGGCCGTGACGAATCTCACACCAAGGCGCTTTGCGTTCTCGATGCTGCGGCGTTCCAGCTCCGCACCGGAAACCGGCTGGGCAAAGCCGTAGTAGTTTTCAATTTTTTCGGCACGGTCAAGGGCACCGGGGCCTTTGGTGAGCACCGTGGTATCCACACCGGCGCGGACAGCGTACAGAGCAGCGGAAATGCCCGCCGGGCCGGAACCGACAATGATGATGCTGGGCATGGGACAACCCCCTCCTTCGGATGCATTTTTCTACAGTATACACCTTTTTTTGAAAAATTTCCGTGACCGGGTCGCAAAACATCGTTTTTTCGGACGGTCCTGCTCCGGTTCGCTGTCAGCGGATCATCCCATGCACAAACGCGCTGTCGTACAGGAATCTTCCTGCGCGGAAGCGCGCTTTTTTCTTTCTTCAGAACACCAGCTGCACCAGCAGCACATAGCACAGCGTACCGCCCGCGACACTGAGCAGAGTCTCATGCTTCCACTTGTGCAGGCCCACCGTCACCAGCAGGGCGATGGCCTCCGGAATGCCGCGGCTGCCCGCAAAGGGGGTGACGCTTTTCAGGCAGTAGACGATCAGCATTCCAAAAATGGCTGCGGGCAGCACCCGGCCCAGATACCGCACCACCTCCGGCGGCTGCTGATCCTTGGAAGAGAACACCACAAAGGGCAGAAAACGGGTAAGCATGGTGGCGGCGGTGCACACCGCAATGGTCAGGCCCATCTGAACTGCGGTCATGCGTCCACCTCCCCGGTCTCTTCTGCGGGGCTCTCGGCTTTTTCAATGGGCTTGCGCAGGGCCAGCAGCAGGATCAGGATGCATCCCATGGAGGGCAGCAGAAAGCTGCCGGAGCCAAAAACGGCCAGACACGCCAATGGGGCGGCAAGGCCGATCAGGGCGCTGTAGTGCTGCCGGTCCTTTTCCCACTGGTTGAGGAAGATCACCGTGAACATGGCGGTCATCACAAAGTCCACGCCTTCGGTGCTGAAGGGCAGCACCGAACCCACCACCGCGCCAAGACCGGCGCTGAACACCCAGTAGCACTGATCCAGCAGGGTGATGAAGAACATGAACCAGCCCCTGTCCACCCCTTCCGGCGGCTCGGCCGAGCAGGTGATGGAAAAAGTCTCGTCGCTCATGGCAAAGATCATATAAAAGCTGCGCAGGCCGTAGCCCTTGTAGCGCTCCAGCATGGCAAGGCCGTAGAACAGATGCCGTGCCTGGATCATCAGCGCCATCAAAAAGGCCGAAAGGGGCGAGAACGCGCTCAGCAGCAGGCTTGCCAGCACAAATTCCAGCGAACCGCCGTAGACCACCGTGCCCATGAGCATGGGCATCCACACCGGCAGGCCCAGCGACTGCACATAAATGCCATAGCCCATCCCCAGCACAAAATAGCCCGCCAGCACCGGGATGGTCTGCGGTGCGGCGGCGCGCAGTGCCCGCCATACGGTGCTCTGCCGCCTTGTCAGTTGTTGTCCGGTTGCATATTCCATTGGTCTTCCCTCAAAAAACAGCATAGGGCCTTTGACCGCAGCCGCAGTGCTGCCGTCAAAACCCACTTATTCGATATGTAGATATATGTATTATTATAGCAGGTTTCACGGCTTTTGCAAGAGTAGCGGCCCCGCTGCCATGGAAAGCTGTCCATTATCATTAAACGCACAGAGACTCAAGTGAGTCGGCTGTGCGTTTTTTCTTTACTACAACCCCATAGGACGGAGGTGAGACTGACGGGAAAGTACCGCTACCTGACCTTCGAGGACAGGAAGAAGATCGAGGCGTGGCATCTGCTCGGAGATCGGCCGGTCGACATCGCGGCCCGCCTGAGCGTCCACCACACCACGATCTACAAGGAGCTCCAGCGAGGCGCGACCGGCGCGCTGGACGCCAACCAGCGCGAAGGGTACAGCGCAGAGCTCGCCGAGAGGCGGCTGCGCGAGAGCTTCAAGCGCAGAGGTAAACGAGCACCGGCCGCACAGTAGCCAAGAACACCCGGCAGCGCCGGGCCGAAGAAAGGAGAGCCCAACATGAAAACGACCACACGACCCCGACGCTGAAAATGGACGAGCTGCGCACCCCCTCCGCGCTGCTCTCTGAAGCGATCCGGCGGTCGTGTTTCTGCTTTTCAGGGACTCGACACCACCAAGACCCCCGGCTCCGGCCGGGCCAAGATGAAAGGAGACCACAATGAACACCTACGAGATCACATTCACCAGAGAGAACGGCAGCACCGGCAAAGACCGCGTTACGGCCGCCAACGAGAAGCAGGCCCGCAAAGACTTCCGCGAGATCTACCGCCACAGCAGCGCCACCATCACCGACATCACCATCGCGGCCGAGAATGTCCCGGCCAGCAAGCAGCAGGAGCGAGACGCTCTCGACCAGATCAGGGCCATCATGGACACACTCGGGCCGGACAGCTATCTCGCCACGGCCTTCGCCGGATGCTTCGAGGACGCCGAGGAGAACATCAAAAACGACTTTGCGTGCAGCATGAAGCAGCGCCTCGAGAGTGCTGAGGCGAAGCGCATCGAGGCCGAGCTCGGCTACAACCGCCTCGTCGACAAGCTCGCGGAGAGTGAGAGAGCCCTCGAGGCTGCCCGCGCTGACATCGAAAAGAAGGACGAGGAAATCGCGGCGTTAAATGCTCGGATCTCTGCCATCCAGCGCCCCGCCGATCCGGTTGAAATCTCGGACGAGCTTCTGGCCGACCTCGCAACCTTCTCCTCCGTGTATATCGAGCGGATCCAGAAGGCCATCATCGAGAACGCCGGGCAGATTGCCAAAAATGCCACGCTCGTGCGCCTTCTCCACCAGTACAGCACGCGCCTCGAGCAGGAGCGCATCGAGTACGCCCGTGAGGTCTACAACTGCGCGAAGCACGGCACGGAGTTCCGACCCTCAAATAAGTGCCTCACACACGCCAGCAGCTACCGCGACGTCATCCAAGATCTGCTGCGCGGCTACTGGAGCTAAGGAGGTGAGACACATGAAACAGGGCATCAGCATCGAAAGAACCTACGACCTGCACGACAGGCTGGTCGTCAGGATCCTGAAGCGCCGGGGCCGTCTGACGCTGGAGGAAGTCAGTGACCTCCTCCGGCTCGAGGGCGGGGGCGAGTGGAGCGGCTGGTATGCCGTCCTGCTCAACTGCACCGAGGGGACGATCGGCGGGAATGGCTTGTACGACTCCGAGGATCCCAAAGGCGACGCCGTCGACCTTTACGAAATTAACGAGGGCGATGACTGCCCGATCTGCGGCAAGTTTATCCCACCCTTCCAGTATTGTCCGAGCTGCGGAGCAAAGTGGAGCGACGCCGACCAGAATGTCGAGACGCTCCTCGCCTCGATGATGGAGGAGACCCGGCGCATGATTGCCACCTCGACCAAGGAGGACAGCCGAGTCGCGTGGTACTGGTCGTTCGTCGGCTCCCTCGATATGGCCCGCCAGCTCGGGCTCATAACCGAGGAGCGCCGTCAGGAGCTCTACGAGAAGGCGAAGGAGATGAAGCCATGAACACCAAAGCCATCCGGCAGCTCGCCGACGTCACGCTGGACAAGTACCGCAGCTCGATCCCTCGCAAAGCCTTCGAGGAGTTCGTGAGGGACATCATCACCGGCGAGAACCGCGCAACCGCCTTCAGATACGAGGCGAGCCCCATCTGCCGGGCCTCGTTCCCGTCCACGCTGGACGAGGACGGCGCCCGATGTACTGTGGAGGTCACGGTCTACCGGCTGAACGCCGTGGCCGTCACGGCCTTCCTGCTGGACGGGCCTGAGACGCTGCTGCGGCACATCGGGCTCGACGAGCGGGACACCTACACCACCAAGCACGAGATCGACGACCTCGTCACCGTCGTGCACATCACCAGACTGGAGGGAGGTGGAACCGCATGACAGCCAAGTGCGTCGGCTGCGGGCTCGACTGGAACGTCAGTATCTACCAGAAGATCCCCCGCACCGGCTACATCTGCCCGCACTGTGAGAGCCGGCTCCGCGCCGGCGAGACCCTGCCGAACATTCAGGCCAGCCAGAAGGCTCGGCCGCAGAGAACGAAAGGAGCAACCCCATGAAAAAGATCGCACTCAAGAACGCCGCCCGCGGCACGGTCTTCGACTATGCCGGCCAGAGCTGGATCCTGCTGGAGAATGACCCCGCCGGCCGGACGCTCTGTCTGAGCAAAGACATCACCGAGACCCGCGCCTTCGACGAGGGCAACTGCAACAACTTCGCCGTCGCCAGCAGCAACAAATACCTGAACGGCCCCTACCTCGACAATCTGGTCGACGCCTGCAACGGCGCCAACGCCTTCCTCGAGAGCGAACTCGACCTGACCACCGACGACGGCCTGAAGGACTACGGCACCTGCACCGTCACCATCTTCCTGCTGACGGTCGACCAGTACCGGCGCAACCGCGACGTCATCCCCAACGCAGACGACTGGTGGTGGCTCTCCACCGCCTTCAGCACGAAGTCTAACGGCTACGAGTCACTCGCCCGCCGCGTCAGCACCGTTGGCGCGCTGCTCTGGGACAGCGCCTGCCGCGGCTACGGCGGCCTGCGCCCCGCTTGTTATCTGGACTCCGATCTCCTGATCTCCATCGAGGACGACGAAGCCACCGACGACGTCACGCCGGAGCACGCCGGCGAGATCATCGCGGCGCTGGCCGAGCAGTTCGGCGGCACCTTCGCCACTGAGGATCAACTGACCACGGCCCTCTCGTTTATGCTCGGCACCCTGAGAGCCACCCGCGAGAAGGAGGCGACCCATGAATAAGCAGACCGGCCTCGAGTTTATGCGCACGGCATCAGCGGAGGAGATCGCCAAAGTCATCAGCGAGGGACACCCGCCCGTCGGATCCGTCCACTGTGACTGTACCCCTTGCGTGAGGTGCTGGCTGGAGTGGCTGCTCACCGGCACGGCCGCGCCTTGCGAATGTGGAAAGGAGGCCCGGCATGAGTAACCTCTCCACCCTGTTCGACCGCTACAAGGCCCTCGTCGTGTTTGACACCGAGACCAGCGGCCTCGACTTCGACAACGACCAGATCATCGAGCTCGCCGCCCTGCGCGTGGAGCGCACGGCCACCGGCGGCCTGCGGATCGCCGGCAAGATGGACACCTTCATCAAGCTACCCGAAGGCGAGACCCTCCCGGAGAACATCGTCAGCCTGACCGGCATCACCGACGAGCGGCTCCAGACCGAGGGCGTGCAGCCGGCCAAGGCGGCCAGCCAGATCACCAAGCTCATGCAGAACGGCCCGACCCTGATGATCGCCCACAATGCGCAGTTTGACGCCTGTTTCCTTCGTGGCCTGCTCCGCGGCCAGAAAGTCGGCCGGATCGACTGGCTGGACAGCCTGACAGTTTACAAAGACCGCAGGGCCTACCCGCACAAGCTCGCCAACGCGATCATCGCCTACGACCTCACAGGCAAGGTACAGAACAGCCACCGCGCCATCGACGACGTGCTGGCCCTGTTCGAGGTGCTGAAGGCGATGGACGACGAGCGCGAGGATCTCGGCGGCTATGTCAACCTGTTCGGCTACAACCCCAAGTACGGCGTCAGCGGCCGCCGGATAGTGGGCGTCAGATATGAGCCGCAGAGCTTCAGCAAGGGCCTGACCCGCCCGGAGCAGACGCTCCCGGCCCGCACAGGAAGGAAGTGAAATGGATGATAAAGATTTTGATCGGCGGCTCTCCGTGCACCTACTGGAGCGTCGCGCAGAAGAAAGGGCGAGAGGTAGAAGCTGAGGGGCTCGGCTGGGAGCTGTTCAGAAACTACCTGATTGCAAAGGAAAAATTCAAGCCCGACTTTTTCCTCTATGAGAACAACAAGAGCGCCGCACAGCCCATTAAAGACCAAATCAGCCACGAGCTCGGCGTGGAGCTCATGCACATCAACAGCGCCCTCGTAAGCGCACAGAACCGTCAACGCTTTTATGCCTTCAACTGGAACATCGACCAGCCTGCGGATCGCGGCATCATGCTGAAGGACATCCTCGAGACGACCACCTCCGAAAAGGGGTACGAGCTCAGGGCTCCAGCGGTCGGAGTCGGATGCAGGAACAGGCGCGAGGACGACGGAAAGCTGTACCGACGCTTCGAGACCAGCGGCGTCCCCAAAGCCAACGCCCTGACAACAGTACAGACCGACAGCATGGTTGCCGAGCCCATCAGGATCGGCACCATCGAGAACAACGCCAAGAAACAGAGCCACGACTCCAAGCAGTACAGAGTCTATTCCCCCGAAGGGAAAGCAACGACCCTGTGCGGCGAAGGCGGCGGGCTCGGTGCAAAAACAGGACTTTACGCCGCACCAGTAAGAGTCGGCACCATGCCAAACGCGGACGGAAAGATCACTGGAGGACAAGCCCACAGGATCTACGACGCGAGCGGCAAAGCTGTGGCACTATGCGCCAGACCCAACGGAGGCGGCCCTGAGACCGGGCTTTACGCCTACCCCGCAGGAGAGGCTCAGGGCGCCGCATGGCGCGGCCGAGACGATGGCTCTGCATACGAGGTAAGAACCGACGGTAAAGCCAACGCCCTCACGGCGTCGGGACATCAGAGTAGGCTCGTCGTCACCAACCAAAACGGCGAAGATCTGCCAGTCTATGAGGTGGTCAACGGAGAAATCGAGATCAAAGGGAAAAAGTACCCGATCAAACTGCCGGACGGCTACTACGTCATCCGAAAGCTCACGCCTACGGAGTGCGAGCGCCTTCAGACTCTCCCTGATGGCTATACATCGGCAGTCAGCGCGACGCAAAGATACCGCGGGCTCGGGAATGGCTGGACGGCTGAGGTCATCATTCACATCCTCACGGGAGCCCTGAAGGACGTGCCGAGGGACGAGGAGATCGTCGTCCTCTCCATGTACGACGGCATCGGCACCGGGCGCTATTGCCTCGATAAAATGGGCTTTACGAATGTAACCTACTACGCCTACGAAATCGACAAGCCCGCCATGACCGTCGCGCTCAGCAACTACCCCGACATCATTCAGCTCGGTGACGCCTTCGACCTTCGCCGCGACGACTGGGAGCTCGGCAAACGCTTCGAGCACACCACAGAGCAGGAGGCTGAAATGCCCGAAAGTACCAACCAGACGACAGACCTCTCGGACGCCCCCAAGGAAATCAAGGAGCAGATCATCGAAAACGACCGAGCACTGAAAGAGAGAGACGCCCCGGCACCCGCCACGCTCCCTGAAGGCTTCGACGTGGTCGACCAGCTCGCTGAGCTTCTCGCCGAGCGGAAGAAACTGCACATCATCGACGAGGAAAACCTGCGCTACAACTGCGACATCATCGCGCTCGAGTACGCGATAGGCGCACTCAGGAGGTGACAGCATGAGCCCGGAGATCACAATCACGAGCGAGGAACTGCGCGAGCGCGTCGAGAATCACCTCGACCGCTGGATCCCTGACGACGTCTGGAACCGTGCCAAGCCCTACGCCCGCCACAAAAACGAAGTAAACCGGCAGCGGCATCCCGAGATCGACTACTACGACAACGACTACCTCGTGCTGCTGACCGCTGACACCGTCCGAGAGACCGAGTTCAGCGACCTCACTCATGCCCTCTGTGGTCTGACCGTCGCACGGGCTCAGTGAAAGGAGAAACCAATGGAAACCACAAGAGAAAGGGCCGCCCGTTGCGACCGGGCGACCCATGCGAGAAGATCCAGCAGCCTGCCAGCATACGGATCCCGCACCGCAAGTATAACACGCCGGCGCCGCCGTGCCAAGAGGAAAGCCCTGAGAGCTGCCACGCTGGCCGCTGCCGTCCTTCTGCTGGGCGGCATCTCCGTGGCGATCTTCACCACGCCAGCCGGCAGCAAGCAGGAGACTGATCTCCTGCCGCCGACCAACACCGTCGGCGCATACATCCCGAACGCCACAGCCCCGGCCTCTGAGTCTGCGGAGCCAGCCGAACCGGCTGAGCCTGTCCTGCGTTACCCCCTGACCGACGCCGAGCGCGACGTCGTCGAGCGCGTGGTCATGGCCGAAGCTGGCGGCGAGTCCTTCGAGGGCCAGATGCTCGTCGCTCAGTGCATCCTCAACGCAGCCGAGAAGCGCGGCGTCGAGCCCTCTGAGGCCGTCGTCCTTTACAGCTACACCAAGAGCCGGCCGGATCCCACGCAGCGCGTCAAGGACGCTGTCGCGGCCGTGTTCGACCGAGGTGAGACCGTCGTGGACGAGCCGATCCTCTACTTCTACAACCCCGCCCTCGTGACCAGCGACTTCCACGAGAGCCAGATCTTCGTCATCGAGGAAGGCGGGCACCGTTTCTTTGCAGAAAGGAGTACCAGATGAAACACCTCACCGAAATGAAGCCGGGCGAGACCCTGCACCTCCGCAGCGGCCGCGACCTCGAGCTCGAGAGCGTCACCCCTGTCACCTGCGGCGTGATGCTCACCTTCAACGTCACCGAGAGAAAGGAGCACAACAATGAGCGATAAGACCACCACGGCCCTCGCTGCTGAGCAGGCAGACGTCGAGGCAATCACCACGCAGGAGCCCGAGCTGCTGCCTGCTGCCACGCTGGACGAGCTGGAGCAGGTCGACCTCGGCACCGTCGCAGAGGGCGAGCGCGCCCCATTCCGTATCACTGACGACCGCTGTGCTGACTGGGCCATCCGCAAGATCGCCGACGAGCGCAGCGAGTACGACCGCCTGAAGGCTCTGGCCGACGAGCAGATCGCGGCCATCAACGAGAAAGTCGCCGCCGCCCGCAAGCGCATGGAGAACGGCACCTCGTACCTGACGAGCTGTCTGGCCGACTTCTTCGCCACCGTCCCCCACAAGGAGACCAAGACGACGGAGAAGTACCGCCTTCTCTCCGGCACCCTGACCTTCAAGAAGGGCACCACCAAGACCAAACTCGACGAGGCCAAGCTGGTGCCGTGGCTCAAGGCCAACGGCTACGGCGAGCTCGTGAAGGTCGAGGAGTCGACCCGCTGGGCCGACCTGAAGAAACTGCTCAGCTACACCGGCGACATCGCAACCCTGACCGAGACCGGCGAGATCGTGGAGGGCGTCACCGTCTACGAGACACCGGGCATCTTCACGGTCGACGTGTAAGGAGGCACCGACATGGCAGAAACCAAGAAAACCGAGGCGGCCGCTGCTGTGGCCCCTCCTGAAGCCGCCTGCCTGACGCTCCGGCAGAAGCTCGTCGAAATGCGGAAAGCCTGCCCGGAGATCGTCAAGAAGCAGCACAGCGACGGCGTCAGCTACAAGTACGCCAAGATCTACGACGTGTGGGAGAAGATCACCCCAATAATGAACGAGCTCGGCGTCGACTTCGACGTCATCAGCGAGCAGGCCACCCGCCACGCCGAGAACGGCGACCCGGTCTACTGGATCACCATGCAGACCAAGACCCGCAACGGCGATAAGCTCATGTTCCTCTACGAGGCCGACCTGACGATCCGCTGGCTGAACCTCGACAACGACGACGAGACCATCGAGGCCACCGTCCACGCCGTCGGCTGGAACGATGACCCGGCCAAGGCCAAGGGCGCGGCCCACACCTACGCCCTGAAATACTACCTTTTCGAGAAGTTCACCGTCGACCAAGGCGAGGACGACCCCGACAACAGTGACTTCGGCGCACAGGGCAAAGGATCCGGCGCTGGAGGCCGCCAGCAGGCCGCACAGGGCCGTCAGGGGCAGGGCTCCGGCCGCCTGAGCGACGCGCAGCTCGCACGCCTCTACAAGAAGGCAGAGGCCGCAGGAATGACCAAGGAGCGCACCAACGCCCGGATCGTGGAGAAGTACAAAAAGCAGGATCCGGCCACCCTGACCCGCCAAGAGTACGACGAGATCTGCACATCCCTCGATAACGCGGCCGCGCAGCATAACCAGCAAGGAGGAAACGCCTAATGTATAACCACACCGGCCTCCAAGGCCGTCTAACCGCCGACCCTGAGCTCAGATACACGCAGCAGGGCACGGCGATCACCAGCTTCACCCTCGCCAGCGACACCGGCCGCAAGACCAAGGACGGCAAGAAGATCACCAACTTCATCGAGTGCGTCGCATGGCGCGCACAGGCCGAGTTCGTCTGCAAATACCTGAGCAAGGGCCGCCTCGTCCTCGTCGAGGGCGAGCTCACCAGCCGCAGCTACGAGGACAAGGACGGCAACCGCCGCAAGGCCGTCGAGATCACGGTCGACTCCGTCCACTTCTGCGACAGCAAGAAGGACGGCGGCCAGAGCTCCGGCAGCGACTTCGCTGATCCGGGCTACTCTGAGGGCTCCAGCGACTTCACGGAGATCGAGGGCGATGGCGACCTTCCCTTTTAACCTGACCGCCGGACGACCGGCAGACGACCAAAAACAGGCCACAAACCAACGACCACAGAAAGGAGGTGACGACCGTGGCATGGCTGCAAGTGCATCAGACACTCAAGGATCACCGCAAACTGTTCGACGCTGCTGACCAGCTCGAAGTCGAGCCGCCGCACATGATGGGGCTGCTCGTCTCGTTCTGGCTGTGGGCCCTCGACAACGCCCCGACCGGCAGCCTCTCGGACATCACGCCGCGCATGATCTCGCGGGCCGCTCAGTGGGACGGAGACCCTGAAAAGCTGGCGAAAACGCTGATCCGGGCGGGCTGGATCGACGAAAAAGAGGACGGGACGCTCGAGATCCACGACTGGTACGAGTACGCTGGCAAGCTGATCGACCAGCGGCAAGCCGAGAAAGAGCGTTCCCGCAGCCGCCGGGCCGCTGCTGCGGCGTCTGCCGACGCCTCGCCGGACGACCCGACGCCGACCGCCGGACGACCGGCAAACGGCCGCAAGAAAGCCGGAGGCAGAGTAGACCAGAGTAGAGAAGATAAGACAAGAGAAGGTAATACACCCCCTTCCCCCTCTGACGAGGGGAGTGACGGCGGCACGAAGTCGCTCGTCGAGGTCAGATTTCTCGAGTTCTGGAAAGCCTACCCGAAAAAGACCGGCAAGCAGTACGCTCTGAAGGCGTGGAACAAGATCAAGCCCACCGCTGAGCTCCACGAGAGGATCATGCAGGCGGTCGACGCTCAGAAGCGGAGCGACCAGTGGCGCAGGGAGAACGGGCGCTACATACCGAACCCGAGCACATGGCTCAACGGCGGCTACTGGGATAACGAGGAGGTGAACGAAGGTGCAGAAAATCAGCGAGATCCTGAGCAGCCCGACAGCTCCGGCCGAGACTGGGGCAAGGGCTTCAAACCGGCCGACGACGAGTGACCCCGGCAACTGGATCTGGAGCAACGACGAGCGCCTCGCTGGCCGCCCCGGAGTCCCTGAGCCCGTTCCCTGCGAGTTCTGCGGCGCCCTGCGCTACCACAAGGGCATCCAACTCGGCGACCGCATCCTCTGGCCTCCCTACGGAGCCGAGCGATGCACCTGCCCCGAGGCCGTGGCTGCCTACGAGAAGGAGAAGGCAGAGCGCGAAGCTGCCGAGGCAGCAGCCGCCAAGGCTGAGGAGGAGAAGAAAATGCGGGAACGCATCAAGCGCATCGTCGGCGAGTCCGGCATGGGCGACCGTTTCCTGCGGCGCACCTTCTCCACCTTCCAGCTCACCGACGACAACAAGCGCGCAGCGGCAGCCGCCCGGCGCTATGCCGAAGGCTTCGACGCCATGCTGCCGCAGCCCGGCCGTCAGGAACCCGGCCGCAACGGCTTGTTTATCGCGGGCCCGCCGGGCACCGGCAAGACGCA